TCTCCTATTATGCAAATATTTGAAATTCAACTCTATCAGTAGATGAAACACCAGCAGTGAACACTACAGAGCTTCCATCATTGGCAACAAAATCTACACCATTGAGTAGTTTAATACCATTTAAAAAAACAGAGATTCTTCCTATATTATAAGTTAAACCACTAAAGGTTAATTGACCCCCGGTCGGTGTAACAATTATTTCTGACATACTAGTAGCAAAACTTAATGCACCATTACCATTAGTAGTCATCACTTGACCAGCCGAACCATCTATTACATTAATTTCTGACATACCAACAGCACTGTCAGCTATTTTTGGTGATGTTATAGCATCATCAGCTATACGATTTTCTAAAACTGCACCTGTAGCTAGTTCTGTCGAACCTACTGCACCCTGTGCAATCTGAATATTGGCAACAGTACCAGTAACATCACCACCAACAACAGAATTATCTATATCTACTGTAGCAAATGAAAGACCAGCTGAGCCATCTGTTTTAAGAAACTGTCCTGGTTGGCCATCTGGAAAATCTAATTCCGTAATACCAATTCTTCCCACAAGATTAACATTACTTAAATCTTCTCTTGCTAATGGAAAACCACCTAACAAATCATCATCATGTACGACTACAGTATCCTTATCCATATCAATAGTAATTTCACCGAGAGCACCTTTAAAAACTGCATGTTCTGCTGTTGTACCTCTTCGTCTTTTTACAATTTTAGCCATTTTGTTTTCCTAACAATAGTTTTACTTGTTTCTTAAGCTCGATAATATCTTCCTTCATACTATTTATATCTGCTTGCTCTTTTTGTTTTTGCTCTCTTAATAACTTATATCGTTCTAAACCAGATAAATTAGTTTCTAAAAGTGCTTTTCCTTCTCTAACAAATGTATCCATAATTTACGCTAATGCAATAGCTCTTAAATTTTTAATCAATGGAACTCTCGTTGTAGTACTAGACATCATTACAATTTTAATAGCAAAAGTTTTAAAATTTTGATATGTAATACTATCTAAAGTATAAGCAATATCATTACCAACAGGTTCATATTCAATTTCAAAATACTCATTAATTGAATCATCAGCAGAAATATTATTTTGATTTGTCATTTCAACCATTTCAGTCCAAAGTTTATCATCAAAAATTTCTGGATCAAACTGTGACAAAACTTTATAGTAAACTTTAAGACTTGTTCCTTCCTGCCTATTAGCAGTTAGATAAACCTTCAATGAAGCAGCATCAAAACCTTCTTTAAGAGTTACTCGTCTAGTTTGATATCTAGCTAATGCATCTCCACCTTCTGTAGCCGTTTCGTTTGTTGAAAGATTATTAACAATATTTTCAACAGTAACAACACTATTTCTTGCAAGATCAATAATTGGGGAAATATGTTCTGATCTTGACGAAAATTGAGCAGCAGAAATATAACTACCTGCTAAAGTTGTAATTTTCTTTTGTCGTTCTAAAGCAAGATTTTCCATTTTTGCTACTTCAAAGAAAGTAGTATCTATAATATTATTCTCAACATCCGTCATTTTAACTCCCCAAGTAATATTAGTACCTGCCGTAAGAAGTTCTCTTGGTACAATCTGTAAAATGTTTGATTTATACTCTGTAGGAATTATCTGATTTTTAAATATAGCTTCAGAAAAGTCTGCTACTGTGAATTTACATTTATTAAGTCTAAAAGATAAATCTTGATTTTGTTCTGCTGTCCATGTTGATGCATTTTGTGATTTAAAAAACGAACCAACATACGGTTGTTCAGAAACTTTTCTAGTCGTTCCAATAATATCGTCACCCATCTCTGCAAGAAATACCTCATACTCTAAACTATTTGAAAGAATAACAATAGAATATTCACCAGGTTGTAAATATACTAATCCTTTATCAAACAGAAAATTAGTTGTAACTGATGCATCTTCACTAGTAGTTACAGCATCTGGTAGTTTTGATATATCACTAAAAGGAATTACTACAGTTGATGGATAACCATTAACAGTGGTTCTAATTTCACAAGTTACTGGAATATTATTAGTATCTTTACTTTTAAAATATACATCAAGACTTGAAAGAAATAGACCATTTGGATATATAGTTCCATCTACAAAGAAAGTTTCCGCCAACGGATCTCTTGGTGGTGGAGGAGGAGGATTAAAAAAGTCAACAGTCGTATTAATACTAACTCTCGCCTCCTGAGTAGTTCTCCTTTCAATTCTTGGTACTCTTGTAGAAAGAACTACATTCTCTCTTTGTTGCAATAAACCACTTGCTTGATAAATCACTTCACCACGTGTACCAGCAAGTAGTAAGTCACCCGCTGCATTATCAAGTAAAAGAAATTGTTTATCTCCTACTCTAAACCTTAAAGTATCAGTATTAGGTAGAGAAAAAATTAAACCAGATATTTCACCAGACTCACCACTATAAATCGGATCACCGAGAACACCACCAGCTGGTGTACAATATGCCGAAACAGGTTCTCCATCAAAAAATGGATATATTTGTGTCAATGGTTTCATACCAGTTACATTAACAACTATATCGCGTGGCCTTATAAAAGGAATAATAGATACATCAGTAACCCTTTCACCAACTTCATTTCTTACTGCTTCTGTGCCTGTTATTTCAGCACGTTCTATTGACCCTTGTTGAAATGCAAGTGTTTCAGTTTGTCGTCTTAGAGCTCTTCCTGCACCTGCACCAGCTCTTTCTGCTGCTGTAGTCCCTCTTGTCTGTGATCTAAGTTGTCTTCCCGTTCCTATTGTTTCCCAAGTATTAAATTGGCTTTCAAAACCAAAACCAATCATTTGTTCCCATCCATCATTTTCACCATTTATATTTACAACAACTTCTGGTCGAGTATTAGTATCAATCCAATTATCATTTGGTGGTGTCAATTCAACAATACCAATCCATGCAACTACAGCAAATGGATTAACATTAATAAACTTACTTGCTAATGGTTGATCTATATATGTTTCAGATTCATAAGGAAGAGAAATCAAATCACCTGTTCGTTGTATACCTGTTGATTCGTCAGAGTTAAAATCAATATCTGTTAATTCCATTTTAAATGGTGGTCTTAAAAATCTTTCTTGAAAATCAATAGAACATTGATAATCAGGACTAAAGACATCACCAACAGAATGACCACTAAATTCATCTGCCAATATTCCACTCTTAAACCTATCTAATCCAGCAGCATCTTTAATAACTAATGAATCTGTTTCCCTTTCTAACAAAGTTAAAGAAGTATAATACTCAACATTACTTAATCGTTTTTCAAGATTACTAATATCACGCATAGTGTATCGTTTGTTTTCAATATACTCTACGCTAACATCACTTGCTTTAAAAGTATAAGCAGGAATTCGTATTCTATACAAATCCATTGTTCCATCTAAACGCGGTGGGGAGGTTTGTCGTAATGAAGGTACTCCCGTATTACTACCAAATACATCCGTAGCAATAGTCTCCCTTGCTGTTGTTCCAATTCTACTAATATAAACTGAATCAGTTCTCGGTAAGTAATAACTATAATCAGCTGACCAATTTGTATTTGGTACAGGTATTTCAATATTTTCTATTGTAGTACCTCCATCGGCACGTCTTGGTCGAAAATCTACACAATCTCTTAATTCAACTTCTACACCTGTAATAGGACTAATGTATGCTGGTATAGAATCAAAATCAACAGTTGCATAAGAATCAACTGAAAGATAACCAGTACCAGAATGTGTAAAATAATCATAGATAACTGTAATTCTTCCTCCCGGTGCTGTTTGTCCAGCTTTTAATTTTATTCTCCCGTGATCGTAAAAATTATCTCGCATTCCACTATCTAATTCATATTTGGATACTATATCTGCATGACCGGCTACAGCAATAGTTACAGTTTTAGTAAACCCACTTGTTCCACCTGTAATCGTTTCTGGAACAAAAGTTCCTGTTAAAGGAATATATTGTAGTGAACTTGCACCACCAACACTTGTTACAACCCTGCCAGTAGCACCAGAAATTTCACCTGTAATAATTTCTCCTACTGTTAATGCATCATTAGAAGGATTATCTAAATTAAGCGAAGGAATTATTGGATCAACTACAGCATCACCAGAATCATATATCGCATGAATTTTATAGATATCAGATACTTCTAAAGAATCATAACTTGTAGGTGTAGTATTTGGTGTAGTAATAGTTTTTGTTACAGTACTAATTAATGATTTAACCTTTTCCTGTTTTCCATCTAAGTTAATTGTTGCAATAATATCAGCTGTAAAATTGTCAGTTCCCCCTGTATCAAAAGTTATACTAGTATTACTGGGTGCATTAACTAACATACTCTCATTAGCACCAGTGAAGTCAATAATTTGACCAACCGTATATGCTGAAGTTCCAACCGTCCTGACTGTTACAAGATACCCTTCTAATTTATTTGTATCACTTAAAGTACCTGAACCAAAAAAAGTTTCTGTACTACCTGTTGTTGATATAGTTGATACACCTGTTGCAAAAACAACACTTTCAAATACCCTCTTTACTCTATAACTTGTATCAATTACATTATCTGCATCACGAATTGTTTTAATAACATTCTGTGCTAAAGGAAATACTAAATTATTTTCGTTTGATTCAAATAGTGTTGTAGCACCGCCTGCTATTCCTCCAACACGACCACTATTATCAATATCACAAGAAGAAGTTTCAACGACTGGTGTAGTTGATGGATCAACCGGAATAAAAAACGCATCAGTAGCACCGAAGGAAGAAGAAGTCATTTTAATATCATAGATATATAAATTAAAAACTCCAGAAGAAGCATAATCTACACTTCTAACTCTTGCCGTTCCAATTTTTGATGTAGCATATGTAGTGTCATCAGTTAGATCAATAGATGCAGAAGCTACATTATGTAAATCAATTTCTTGTTGTGTAGATATATTAAACAATCCTTTTAAGGAAGTTATAACAACATAATTACCAAATTGCATTAGACGATCAAAATTATTTACATTTGCAAATGTTCTAGCTTTATCAATTGAAACATCAGTACCAGTAAAGGTTTCATATTCTTTTCCTTCAATAAAAGCTTTACCTGGATCAATACGAACTTTAAATTTTGTAGAATCAGATGCATCTTCCTTTAATTGAATATTAAAAGCTCGTACAGTATAATTTCCCGATTCATCATATGTTCTACGAGCCAATGTATTTTCTAATTCTGAATAAAGTGGTCTCCTAAAATCTTTAGTTATAAGACCATTAGATATTCTTAAAAGTTCAAAGAAATCTATATCGTCTACACTATCAACTGTTTTTTTAACTAAGGTTAAAGCAATCTTCAAACGATCAGAACCAGGTGCAGAAAAATTATATGCCCCTTGTGCATTATCTAATAAGGTAGAATCTACTCCAGAGTCAACAATTGTTTCTGAAACTTCAAGACCAACTTTCTGTGTTGGTCTATCAGTATATTTTTCTAGAATAATTGTTTGAGCAGCAACACGAACAAAATTACCAGAGATATAAAACACACCATCATCTATAGAAACTGCAGACCCCCTTCCAGTCGATCCACTTGATTGTGCAATTCCAGACGTTGCTAAATTCTCTGTTACAATACGTTCGCCATTTTTAAAGGACGCGGCAGTATTTATGGTTGAATCAGCTTCAGCACCAGAACCACTACCACCTGTAAATGTTACAGAAGGTGCAGAAGTATATCCTGATCCTTTACTAGTTACATTAACTGCTCCAACTTCCCCTGCAGTATTCAGTACTGCTACGGCTGAAGCACCAGCTCCACCCCCACCAGTAATAGCAACTGTTGGTGCTGATAAATAACCAACACCCCCACCTTTTACAAAAATACCTTGTACTTTTGTAGTAACTGATTCTCCAGAAACATACTTTACAAAAATTGTATCTGGATCTCCTGTAGTAATATCACTCACGATACTATTTAATACAATAGCTCTACAACCTGATTCTGTACCAAGTACAACATGGCCGTGAAAATTTGAAGGAGTAATATTAACACTATTATACTGTGGTTGTAATTTTACATATTCATATTCTAAATTAAGAGTAACATCACCGCCCGTAACTTTTGAACCATCTTGAAAAACATGATTTCCAAATCGTTTAATTTGATTTCTTAAAATAGTTTGTTCTTGCGTAAGTTCGCGTGCTTGAACAGGAAATCCTGCTTTATATAATATTTGATGAAAGTCTTTTGTTTCATCATAATCATCAAAGTAAGGACTTTGATTTACGTTGATATTAAAATTTGCTGAATGAGCCATTTATACTTTCCTTTTATTAAAATTCACAAACAATTTTTATATCTTCTGTTGAATCAGATGCTCTATTAATAGGACCTCTAAATTCGGAATAAATAATATCTCCCGTATCCGTTGTTAATTCTGATTGCTGATAAACACTACCAGTTGCTAAACCTCCTGCTACTAAACTAGGATTAACTAGAATTTGTACTTTTCTAAAATCAGCACCTACAGGAAAGTCACCACCTTCGATCCCAACTAAACGGCTATTTAACATTACAAATGCTCCTCCCAACTCATTAACAGCATTAAAGCCATGTCCACCCCTTGGACTAATCATTACTTTTAATACCGCGGCTGTTCCACCAGCTCCAAGACCACTCGTTATAGTAGCAGTTCCTGAACGATATAATGTTCCTTCCGCTTTCATCTCAACAGCTTCAATAGCTCCTGTTGATGCATCAACCCTTGAAACAAAAGCAACAGCATCATTATTATCTACAGATGCTAAAGTAACGGCTGGCATAACATCATATATACTTGTCGAATCAGGATATGAATTAACATCATCCCAATTAGGACTAATAGTTGCTAGTTCATCACTTCCACCATAACTCGTTATTGTTCTCAACTGACCAACACCTTTACCCGCTCTAATATACACCGTCATGTTATCATAATAACCTGCAGTCTGGTCTGCTGTAGATGCTAAAGTAATTGTATTTATTGTTGACGCAACTGCATTTCCAGTATTAGTTTTATATAAGGTTCCAGCACTTACAATATTAATATGTTCTATTGATCCGTCTTTCGCAGCACTTTCTACAGCAGCCTGATCTGGATTAGAAATAGAATCAGCAGGTGCTTTAATTGGAATCCAATCATTCGTCACAAATTTAACAACATCTGCTTGCTGAACTTCATACATAAACTTCCATTTGTAATGATCTGCTGTTTCAAAAACACCCGTTTGAGTATTGGTAGGTTCATTGACGGAAAGAGCACCACCATAATTACTAATACACTTATATACTTTAAAAGTAGAGTTCATTACAAAAAAATCTGTTAATACACCAGCAGGATCTGGTAGACCATTAGCATCTAAGTTAACTCCATCAATCATATCATCTTGAAGATGATCGTATTCTGCATATCTAGTATTTGTAGTCCAATTGACTCTTTTAATTACATGAGAAACATCTGCGGTACTAATCTTTTTAATAGCAATTAAATCATCATGGTTCTTATAATATGCAGTTGTCGTATCAATGGGAACTGGAATCGAAGCATCATTAGGTGCCTGCTCAATATATTCCCCAGCACTTGGTCCTGACCATTCAGTATTCTTACCAATTGTCAAATAGACATTGTTACCAACAAAACTACTGATAAAATTATCAGCATTGAATTTTCTAAAACTGTTATTAATTATAGCAGACATTTTTTATCCTCATCTTTTTGTTTATTATAATATTTATAATACTTTTTGCGTTGATTGTTGTTTTTTATGGTGGATTACCACCTGGTTGATACCATTGTAATGTAACCGGACCATCCGCTGGCGGTAAAACCTGATCGGCCGTTCCATATACATTTGCAAGAAAACCTGCAGTAGTAGTTTCACCATAAGATATATCAGGAGTTACAGCATGATCCCATTGTGTAATTATTGCATTTGTTAAATTTCTTTGTTTCATACCCCCCAATGATTGCCAATCAAATGTTAACTGCTCCAAGAAAGGACCTATACCAGTTCCAGATTCCGTTCCTCCAGGTTCTCCGGATCCAGTAATTATAATGGTTGGTGCAGATGTATATCCACTACCACCATCTGTAACTGTGATAGCAGTTACAACACCAGCAGTAATAGTTATATCTGCTTTAGCACCAGTTCCATCTGTTCCAGTATTATCAAATACAACTCTCGGTGCACCTATACTTAATCCTGGATGATTAACATATCCAGTTCCACCTACTAAATTTGAAAAACTAGTTATAGCACCTGCTACAGGAGCATCTACATCTGCTGAAGCACCAGTTCCAATAACACCTTGAGAATAACCACCCTGTGTTCTGAATTTCCAGTAATCTAATTTCCTTCTCAACGGTCCCAATCTTAATTGTGTTGAAAGAATAATTTCATCTGTAAGATTTCCAAAATCCTCCCCTTCTTCAGTTTCTTGTAAATCTGTAATAAGACCGTCATCACCAAATCTAGTTGCTCCAATAATTAAATATAAATAATCAGCTAAACCTTTTAAATTTTTAAGATATTGTATTCCTAAAAATTTAAGATACGTTTGACAAACTGTTGGAGCAATAAAGAAAGTTGGTGTAGTAACTAAACCCCAATCATCTGATTCTGTAATTGATTCAGTAACTAATTCCCAATTCTCATTAGCTGGTGGATCTCCTTCAGAATCAAGAACGGATAAATAATCTGCATCAAGTAAGAAAATATATTCAATCTCACCTTCACAAGAATTAACTGGTAACTGAACAACAACAGGCGGTTCAATTGTACCTTCGTGAAAAATAATTGTATATTCCTGTTGTGGTAATCCAGGAGGAGCAAATGTATATGCATTTAATGTAGTAGAAGCATAACCAAACAACTGTACATTACCAAACATTGCCATCCCGGCCGGATGTACCGTTTGTTTTACAATATCTCGCCAGTTTTGAATTGACGTACCGGAAGTAATAACATAAGAAAATAATTGATAATAATGGCTATCTTGAATGTACTTACCTGCTGAAAGAAAACCATCATCACCAGACCAACCAACATTATATTCATTTTCATATCCCGAAATAATGCCATAACCCGTTGCTGTTCCATCACCATAAGCAGAAAAATTAATAGTTGGATTAGTTAAATAACCAAAACCACCATTTGTAATTTTTACTGTTTTAATACCACCAATATTTTCTCCGGTTAAAGTAACCGCAAGTCCCGTGCCCGATCCACCACTAATAACTGGAAGGCCAGTATATCCATGACCTGTATTTTCTATTTCTATTTTCGTAACAGCACCAAGTGGAATAGCACTACCATATGTAACTTCTTTTACAACAAAACTAGCAGTTCTTGTATCAACGGTTTTAACACCATTATTATCTACAGTCAATACATCTCCAACAACATACCCACTACCACCATCATTAATAGTAATAGTTGTAATATGTCCACTAGTTAATGAATCAACCTTAAGTGTTGCATCAGAATCACCCACACCCCCCGAAACATTAAGAATATCACCGATACTATAATTATTACCAGGATTTGTTATCTTATAATCCGTAACCATAGCACTAACAGTATAGATATTGCTACCATCAACTATCGTATCATTAATTACAAATTGATTTCTTACACCCGATAGATATATTGTTGTTACTTCTGTACTACCGACCTTTTCTTTTATTATTAATTCAACTACTGCCTGTGCACCTGAAACAGTACCAGATATTTGTTTTCCTATTAAATCATAAACTGCATTAGTTCCAGATCCATCTATTACTCTAATAATTTTATTCTTTGTATATTTACCGTCTGACACACGAAGCATATCTTCAGAAGGATAATAAAAATCTATTTCTTCCTTATGTAATAATCTAAATAAAAATCGAAAAGATTTCTCACTACCTTTTGAAAGATAAAAATCACGAAGATGTTTTAATATAAATGGTTTATTGGCATTAGCAAATATTGCCTCTGGAAGATCCTTACCAAATTGTGTTTTAAAATAATTAAGAAAATCATCAGTTGTCTTATCTAAATTTATATAGTTCTGTAAATTACCAATAACCTCAATTGGCTTTCCCAGTTGCTCCATATACTCATAATAAGCCTCAAGAAAAGCCACAAATGTAGGATGATCTTGTTTTACAAAATCAGGTAACTGACCTTCTACCTTTACCGAAACCCTTTGATGAAGATCAGGATGTATAGGGGAATTTGAATTAACTTCAGCCATTTAGATTATTTCCGAAACCATTTTAATAACAATTGATTCTAAATCATTAACATCATAAGTTAATATTTGTTCTCGTAACGGTGTAACATCAGATGTAGTCACTTGAGGATGTACACTTAATTTAATATAAGCATCTCCAGAAGTAATTGCATACGGTGTAAAATTAACTAATTTAATTTGTCCTGCAGCATAATCTATTGAGCCTACATTTGTTGTTCCATCTGGTAAAATCATTTGTTCAAGAAGCTGACTACCCGTAGCATGTTCTTCTTCATAATGATATTTACCAGTATGAAGCGTTCCTGTCGTATCTACTCTATGAATATGACCTTTACTATAATCATTGATCCATGCTGTCCCTGTAAGAGTTCCAGTTGACAGTCTAACAATTTTTACATTACCTACAGTATCATCAACCAGTTGATAAGTTTGTCCATCAGACGCTACAAATTGAGTACTCTTAAAACAACCCTGTAAAATTGGATTGTTAAAATTTATAGTATAAGCTGCAGGGACACCAAATGTTGCAGGATATATGCGTTGTGCATATCTCACCATCGTCTTATTATTTCTAATAGAAGAATCTGTATTATCAATCTCCCGTGTTAACTGCGAATATCTAAATTTCTGGTCAAACTTTTCTAAATTATCTTGAAGATAATTTTGAATTGATGCGTTGACATTTGATTTCAAAGTAACTTCATCTGTTAAATTAGTAATAGGATCATAATTAATTGTTACATCTAATTGTAAATAAAAGAATGTTGGATCAACAAGCTCAGGAATAACAGTAACAACATTAGTTTGTTTGAGAACATCATTTATAATAGCTTCTTTTGCAATATCACTATATACTGTATTACCGGTTGGTTTTATGGCAATAAAAACCTTGCCGTATTGAACAGGATCAGCATCCTCTCCACCATATGTAGTGATAGATTCTATATCTGGTCGTTGTTCCAGAAGAATTGCTTTATAATCATCTGCAGTACATGCACGTTTTTGTGCTGAATATAATTTTGGTGTGAGAAATTTTAAGGAGTCATTAGACTGAATATCTGACCCTCCAATTGCTGCTGTATTAGTTGATTGAATATATTGTGATGGATTCAAACCAGCAACAGTTGTATTTGCATTAAATAAATTTGCTCCATTTGCAACAGATCCCGATGTAACTAAGTACTCAATAAAAATAATATTACCATCCGATAATTGTCTACCTACTGCACCATCACCAAATGTAATCTCATAATGGCTCTTCTCTATTTCATGCACCCAATAAACTCTATCTGTTGACTTGACAGTTGTAACATCAATATTATTACCATTCGTAAACGTATCGACTTTAGAATTTGAAGCCGAAGTTTGAATATTAACTATCAATGTATCTAAATCAACATCTGCATTAGGAATAATAAACCTTTGTATAGGATCGGATGCGTCTACTGTATATGATTTAGTTAATACTGCCCCTTCCATTATCTCAATACCTGTAACAGCATAAGTATCATTTACGGATCTGGGAACTGTAGTTGACTTAGTGGTTACAAATTTATATTTAAGACCATTAATTTTCGATACAAACTTTGTGTTCTTTTCAATCGTCAAACTGGGAGGTAAACTACCTGGTGTGAAAACAAAATCTAATTTCGCAGTAGCAGGTTTAACAGATGTTGGAGTAACACCCATAGTTTTTGCATGTGATACAATAGACTCCCGTAAAGTTGCTGAATCCAAAAACATTTCATTACCCAACATATTTGCATAATAACCCATATAGTGAGTATTGTATGCAAGAACATCTAATAACACACTCATACCACTTCCTTCAAAATCATAATCTTGAAATTGTGATTGAGCTGATAGATAAGCTTTTAAATTAGATTTAATTCCATCAAATTCTAAATCGGTTACTTGTATTTTATCTGATAATGCCATTTATCTTAGCCTCTCAAGGAAAAATTCGATTGTTACTGGTTCGGGAAAATTTAAAGGTGTAAATTCTATTGTTACATAATAACCATTTTTATTAATATCACCAATTACTCTAACATTAACCAATTCTGCTCTTGGTTCATAATTTTCTATTACCCGCCTTATTTCATCCTGTAAAACAACAGCAGTGGTAGGTCCTACTAAGTCAAATAATACGCCTCTAACACCACTTCCAATTTGTGGTTGAAATGGTCTTTCAAACTTATTAGTCATTATAAGATTTCTTACCGATCTCTTAATAGACTCAACATCTCTTTTTAAAACTATATCTTTGGTAACCGGATGAGCTAAAAAATCCAAATCAAGATCAGACCAACTTCTTACATTTGTTGAAAGTGGTTTTGTATAAACAGCCATTTGTTAAAGTTTCTTATCTGCTTGTTTTAAAACATAATCGGGTCGTTTGTCAATAAACTTCTTTTCCTTAGGTCCCTTCTTCATTGTCAATTCAAAACCCTTACTAGTTAAAATAAATTCATATACTTCCCAGCCTTTTTTCTTCATAGACAGGATAGGTTTCTCATCATCTTTTTGCAACATACCAACTTTAACTGCAGCTTTAAAACTGAAACTAGGTTTATATGCTTCATTCATATATAAGCCGTGACGAATCCATCCTTCAACTTTTACCCATTGCATAGCTTTCCCTTTAGTACCCTTTTGGGCATTCTTAAAATCTTTCTCATCATCAAAGATGGAAAATTCCTGGTGTTCAATACTGTAACCAAGAACTTGTCCCACATCAAGTGCTTTAAGAAATTGCGATGCATCCTTTTTCGTATTTCTATCTTTGATGTCAGCCCATTTCTTTGGCTTCCCTTCCATTAGGTCTTCATACGTTTTCATAATTTTATGCTCTCCTTTATGCTTGTAAAATTGGATTCGTCTTTCTTGCTTCTTAACCCATTCCTCATCTGGTTTACCTTCTCCCTTGTAATATGCTAAAACCTTCTCTGAGGACTTTGAAACGATAGCCCATTTGCCGTCAACTTTTTTTAACATAGTTTCCCCTATAGATATATTTATAACACTTATTAAAGATGTTTCGTAAGTCCTTTTAAAATAAGGAGTTGGCCGATTGTCTGTAAACCCTTGTAAAATAAGGACTTGTTGCTCCCGATTTTTCTTGACTTATACTAGAAAGTATGTTAGCATAGTACTATATTATTGATTAATAAGGAGTTAAAAATGATAACAATTAAAGAAATTTTAACCGATATTTTGGTACTATTAATGATCTGTGCAATGACCTTCTTAATGATGTTTCTGTAAGTCATTGTTTAATAAGGAGTTACAGAGAATCGGCACACCAAGTCCCGATTTTTGTTGACATCTCCTAGAAATTATGTTAGCATAGTGGTATATTAAATGATTAAAAAGGATAAAAAATTGAACTACAAAAACACAGAAATCGAAATTCAAAAAATTCCAATGAGAAAAACAAGATCAAAAAACATCATTAAAGGAACGTCAACAAAATCAGCGGGTTCGCGACCCCCAACACTTCGTTGTATTTCTTCTATTTATAATGTACACGGAGTTATTGTTTAATAAGGACTTACAGACAATCGGCACACCAAGTCCCGATTTTTCTTGACGGGATCTGAAAAGTATGATAGGATGTATATATAAAATGATTAATAAGGATAAATTAGAAATGATGGCAAAAGATAAAACAATAGAAGAAATTAAAAACATTGCAACAGTGGATCCAGAGCGATCTGACCGACTTATGTATATCATCAAAAATTGCTCTTCTTATATAGTAACCCCAAATGAGAACGAGCATTGGTTGTGTGGTTCTTTAATTTTAACTAAGTGGCATATGGACACGGGTTACGGGAGAGGTTACTCTCGCAAATATTATGGTCTATCTTGTCCAGATAATTTTGAAACCTGGTCTTTTCATAATGATGAATTGGCAGGTGAAGCTTTTGACACCCATTATGAAATGGAGGACTATTAATGAATTATAAGGAACGTGGAAACGGATCTTTATCCGACAATTTAAAATATATTAATGATACGGTTTCTCATTTGGAGATTAATCGTTTTCAAGGAGCTGGTGACATTATGTATCAGGTCGTTGCAAAAGCATTAACTTTAAATGTTGTGACCGGAAAAAAAGCCTTTGTTGTTTGGGCAGTCCAGGAAGAAAAGGACATGGAAACAGCAGTACAAAAAGCAAAAGACGAATTGAGAAATCGAATCGTTATGGGATCTCCGGTTCTTCAATATGCAGGGCCAGAGGAAGATATTAAAAACTTAGTGGAGTATTAAACATGGGTATACCTTGGGACGGAAATTATATGTTATCCAGTAATATGGAATGGCAACAAGAGGTCATTCAAAACCGAAAAGAGCTTATTGCTCATATCGACGGAATAAATGCCGAAACAAAGGCACGTGGGGCAGTTGGAATGTTAACCAACGATCCACATCATTGGGCCGATTATGGAGTTTATACTGTTGGACAACTCCAAGATTATCTTGAGCGTGAATATGAAAATAATCTACGAAAGGAAGGAATTCGTGACTAGAACATTCGACGGAATATTAATTGAGGAAGATAAGATGAATAATGCACAAAGAAATTACTTGATCCATTGGGATCATGCAATACAAGATTTACTCCAGGACATTTCAGCAAATTATTGTCGTTGGTCTGAGTCCATTAAAATGTGGAATGGACATGATAGTGATGCCCGAGATGAACAAGCTCGAGAATTTGGCGTTAGTTTAAATTGGGAAGTGGGTCGCAAGTTTATTAAAATATATAATGACGATACCCGAAATAGTCAAAAACGTGTTTGGGGATTTATTGTTAAGGAAAACGATACAGTAAAATGTACTACCTCAGGCGCTTATTTTTCAAAAGGTGACTTGTTAAAGGCATCTTCTTGGAAACAAGCAGAACGAAATCATAGTCGGGGTAATGTTTTGAATGGTCAGAACGCAAAAGAAATTAACGGGCCAATGCAACCAGATTATCCAAACTATAAAACTTGTTGGACTGGAGTCAGCTAATGAAATGGTTTCTTTATATAGCAATAACCGTTATGATGGAAGATGGGACTCCTCTCCAGAATAAATTCAAATTAGCTTTTACTGAAGCTAAATATTGTGAAGAAGTGAAAAAAGTTATTGATGTAGGTGTATCATTCGCTCGATTATCACATGATCTTAATATTGAATATTCAGCTGAATGTAAACCGAAACAATGGCATATTACCAAGAAAGGAATTAAAAATGATATCTGATATCACAAGCCAAGAATTTAGAGATTTCAATAAAGATGTATTGACGGATCTGATTCCAAATGATATGGTAGTTCCAATATTACGTTTAAAGTTTAGTATCCAAAATCTCTCCTGGTTATGTAGAAATTTACAGATCAGAAATAATGAGCATCCGGAGATTAAACAAACGATGGCAAAACTTAATATGTTACGAAACAAAATTCTTCTAGGGAAGGCCGAGGAGGTTCCTGTGTTATCAGAACCTCCATCGTACCCTTTGGGTCTGGGAGATTT